CGTGTAGCACGATTATTAGTTGGATGCTTATATGGTATATGTTGCGCAAACGCTCATATGCCATGTAGGCACTGATTATAAGAGTCTACCCAGTTTTAACTAAACTCTGCTTCTAGTTCCTTTAGAAGCCACCTACCGCGAGGTAGTTTGTATAATAGTGTGTATATGTAAGACCTATTTAATAAAAATTATTCATATCTTATAAAGAAAAAACTTAGGTCTGTGATTTGTATAATATAGTCCATCAGAAGGATCCCTGAATTACTACTAGTCATGTAGTAAGGTTGAAAATGGAAATCCTGCTTGTTGAATGCTTAGGGTGCGATTCACTCACTGTGTGTTGTGATAGTACTTGGATAAGTATTTAGTGACGCTTGAATGGTCACTATTGTCGCATTCGGAATTGTGTGCGACTGATTCAAGAGGATATGGTGGAAAAAGATCACTGGCGTAAGGCAATCCAGTGAACACTCCAAAGGGAGGAGTTAGTTCAAGTTTCTCCGTGTCAGGCTCAGGAAAGCCGGGTGTGGACATCCACCTACTGAACCGGTTTTGTCTATTTCCAATAAAATAGTCACTCCCAATTCGCGCGTTCCTAACCCGTCCCCGCAAAATTAAAGAATTAATCATGACAGAAAGTAAGCACGAATTGATCCCAACATATCCGCTCCATCACAGATGGAGTAGTCCAACCATTGCGGCAGCAATGGGTAACAAAATAAAGGTCACCTTAGGTGACCATGAGGTGGAAAAGGATGAAATGGTGAAGGATTTTGAGGCTCTTTTTAATGATAAAGTTATGCGTCGACAGAAGGTTAGGTCTAGGCGATTGAGGAAAGCTGCTAACAAGGGCGGTAACCCAAAGAGAAAAGTCAAACCCCATTCAGGATTAGAAGAGAATGAGGATATCAACAATCTGGCGTGTATGGTAGAATCATTACTGTTGTTTGGTTCCACCAAATATGCAACAACGGTTTTTAGGAAAGCGTTTCTTGCGTGTGTGTTTGCAGTTTACAATAGCACAAAGACGAGTTGGATATTATCCCTTGCTAACTTAATTCGAACTCAAACTGTATTTGATGCCTGGGATGAATATTCCATGCAAGATGTGTTGAATTGGTTGAAGGGAGCATTAGGCGATTGGCAAGTTTTTTCCAAGCATCATATATTTGACTCGTTTTCTGCATTGCTTACATATATGGTGACCTTGGGATGGATTAAAGATGGTATTGACTTGTCGTGGGGTAAGTTGGAGCTCTTGCGAGTGGAAGCATTAAAGACTCAGGTGAAGGCAACAGATTTTATAACCGCCTTGTGGGAAACAGTCGTGTTTATCTTGGAAGGTATAAAGCACTTGTTGTCAGGCACATTTTATCAGTTCCTCCAATCTACATCTGATATGGTCAAGTTTGAAAGTCTTTATTTGAAACTCAAAGACCAATTTGATTTAGTGGTGTACGGGAAGGTAGATGAGTCTATCTACTTGGATGTGGCCCAGTATGAATTTGACTTGTCCGAAACATTGCTCTTGGGTCGGAAATTAATGGGTGTATGCCCCTCAAAGGACAAGTTACGGGTTACCACCTACCTCAAGGACCTAATCGCCATGAAAGGTAAATTCCTGGAGACAGTATGTGGTGGAGACCTGCGAATGGCACCATTCGCCTTACTGATACACGGAAATTCATCCGTGGGGAAGTCAACACTATCCTCGGTTCTCTTGAAGTACTTGCTTAAAGTTAATGGATATTCTTGTAGTGCCGCTTATATAGCATATCTTAACTTGATGGATAAATATTTCCCCAATGTGAAACCTTATACTACAGGTATAAGCATAGATGATATATGTAATGCGATAGCTGACATGATTGAAGGTTCACCCTTACAAACGTTACTTGAATTCATAAATAATGTTCCGATGTATTTGAATCAAGCTGCAGTTGAAGATAAGGGTAAAATCTCTGCTAATCCAAAGGTTTTGACAGCTACTACAAACATCAAACACCTTAATGCAGAGGCATACACCTTAGAACCGGCATCAATTATGCGCAGGTTTGCTTACCATCTCCATGTCGAAGTAAAACCTAAGTTTAGGGTAGATGGAGGCGTAGCGCTAGATAGGAAAAAACTGATGAAGTACGAGGCGGAAAAGATCCAAGCTGCAATTGATGAAGATAAGGCATATGTTCCAGATATATGGGATATAAGAGTTTACCATGTTCACATTAAAGAAGATAAAAACAAGAGTGGTCCTAATGATAAGAGACATAAGCCTAGTCGGTATGAGCTTGTCTTAGAGAAGAAGTTTTCCAATATGGGGGAACTTGAAATATTTCTCAAAGAAGCAAGTAGAGAGCATTTTGAAGCGCAAAAGTTAGTTGTCGATGGGGACACTCGACTATCAAAGATGGAGTTCTGCAAGAGTTGTGGGGCTGTCGAGTGCCATTGTATCTGCCCCCATGGTGGATCACCGGAAGATATTGCTCGCTTAGAAATGCTCAATCAGCTTCCAAATGTTGAGAAACTGGTGTTGAAAGAAGATGAGTTTAAAATGGCAATGACGGAATTTTTTGTGGATACAAAGGATAGCGTGCGTAATTTATTCAATATACTCGAAGAACATTTTGCCGGCCTTTGTGTTGCACATTTGTATATAGTTCAAAAGGTAGTGCGCAAGTTGTTTACCAAATACGTTACTCCAGATTGGACAATGTGGTTACCGAATTGGGTGGAAGGAACTCCAGTGGGAAGTACTCTGACTCGCCTTTATAGGCCAAAGTTAGTATCTTCAACTCGTCTTGTTTTTGGTATTTGGAATTGCGTACGATTACAGGTTGGCATTTGGGCTCTTAACGAGTATTTGAAATGGTGTAGTGTTAGGCTTTACACTAGAGAGGAAAAGTTTGTCGAGAACGTTGTAGCACTGGGCATTTTTCTCGTATATGTGAATGTAACTAGGGTGTCCTTGCCGGCTGTATATCACTGGATTATTTCAATCATAGCATGGTTGGGATCCAGTAGTTTTAGTAAGGTTCTTACAACAGCATTTTGGGCAATGGTAATGGTATCAGAAGGTCTAAGGCCTGGATTAGGTCTATTTCTGGGCTCTTCTGCGCTCCTTTGGAATTTGATTCGTGAGGAGATCAGAGTGTTTAAGGAAGTACCTGATACTATAACAAAGTCATACGCCTGGCTAAAACGCGAAGATAATGAGTACAGGGATAAAGTCATACCGAACTTTTGTGGAGGTTACTTGGTATACAAGATGCTCCCTCGCATTATTGAGAGTTTTAGAACAGCAGTAGAAAAATCTGAACCGCATACGAGACTTGATCCAACACCCGAAGAAGCAGCGCAGTTAGACAAAGAAGTCAGCGATAAATGGTATCAGCCACCGCTAAAGGAGCGCATATTGGATTTTATTCCCATGACCGTTGGGAGATCCCCTAGTGAATTGGCTAATAGAGTAAAGAGGAATTTGGTTTATGTAAGAGATTGTAAGACCAGACTTTTCACTAATGGGGTGTTCATCACATCTGGGATATTGCTGGTCCCCAGCCATTTCGCTGAAGATTTGAATGGTAAGGTGGAGATAATTCGCAAGACTATTGGTGTGGGTTGTGGAAATGCAATTATTAGTCGGGTGGTTGATAAACTTGATGTGCTGTCCTTTGTTAACTTGGACTTAGCACTAATTTCTATACCCAATTCTGGAGATTTTGCAAACATAATCGACTGTTTCCCCGATAGAATTCCTAAAGCAGAGCGTACTGGCACAATGTTTTATAGGAATCGTGATGGGAATGTAGAGGAATTTCCAGTGGTTAGTATCTCCCCGAAAATCACTACTAATAATTACAAGCGCGCTGGAAAAACTATGGTGTTTCCTGGATTCCATTATGTGTCAACCAATGCCACGGGTATGTGTTGCTCCCCCATAGTGTCCAATGATAAGCAGAGCTTTATAATAGGATTACATATTGGAGGTGATGGACACTCCCAAGGGCGTGGTATTTTTGTTGATCCAAAAACATTGGAATCGGGTATCAGTGAGTTGAGATCCCGCAAACACGTCCCAGTCATAGCAGAAGAGGGTGAAATTACCCAGCATAATGGAGAAGAATTCTTCAAACCAGAGTTACATGTCCGGAGTCCGCTACAACTCGTCGAGGGTCAAAATAACTTTAGATTTATGGGCTCAGTTCGGTTACGTAGCACACCCAAATCTAGAGTGGTTGATACACCTATAGCCAGTGAATTGGCCCACCAATTGGATCTAGCGGTTGGTTGGGGTAAACCTAAATTTAGAGGACCTGATAAGGCAAGTCCATGGGTACCTTGGTTGCGCTCACTGCGTATTGCTGTAAATCCGCCTCCAGGATTTGAATCAGTCCTCTTGGATCGCGCATTGCGTTCTTATGAATCGCGCCTTAAATCAGTGATGAAATCATTAGTACCGCTCACTGATTTCGAGATTGTGAATGGGCGTGACAGATGTCGCTTCATTGATGCAATGGATAGGAGTACATCAATGGGTTACTTTTGGCCTGGAACCAAAGCGGATTGGCTAGTACCTATAGATGGAATGATTGAAAAATACACGTTTAAAGAAGAGATATGGACAAAGACCCGGGAGATAGAGCAAACATATCTGACAGGAAAAAGAGCATATCCATTGTTTAAAGCGTGTCTTAAGGATGAACCTACCAAGACGACAAAGGATAAGGTGAGAGTATTCCAAGCAGCGCCCGTTACACTGCAGATTCTAACACGGAAGTACTTTCTCCCAATAGCTAGATTACTTAGCGTATATAGTGCTCGAAGTGAGTGTGCTGTTGGAATAAACCCTATGTCGTGTGACTGGGGTGAATTGTACCACCACTTAAGTTATTTTCCAAAAGCCCTAGCTATAGATTATTCTGCTTTTGACATCAATATGTGTAGTCAATTAACATTTGCAGCCTTCTCGGTTTTAATTAGATTTGCGGAATCAGCAGGGTATTCAGATGATCAACTCCGTATAATGTGGGGCATAGCGACTGACATTTGCTGGGCCCTAGTGGCATATAATGGAGACTTAATTCAATTCTGTGGTACTAACCCCTCAGGTCAAAATTTAACTGTATACATAAACTGCATAGTTAATAGTCTCATATTTAGGATGGTGTATTACGGTACTGGTTACAATCACTTCAATTCGTCAGTGCGATTAATGACTTATGGTGACGACGCAATAGCTACTACGTGTACCAATTTCGGTATGAAAGAAATGCGCGATTTCCTCGCGGAGCGTGGGATGACTATAACTATGGCTGACAAGACGGCTGAGTTTGTCGATCATGTTAAGCTAGATGAAGTTGATTTCTTGCGTAGAGGATTTTCACACCATTTTGAATTAGATGCCGTTGTAGGTCCCTTGGAGAAAGAATCCATTTATAAGCGCCTATTAGCTATTAATGCGTCCAAGGCACTGTCTATAAAAGAGGTCACAGCGGTAAATATTGATAGCGCTCTTGATGAGTTTGTATTTTGGGGTAGAGAGGAATTTTTGAAACATTACAATATGTTAATTCCTATTGCAGAGGCACATGGTTTAATAGTGTTGTGTCCTCGAATCAAGAAGTGTTATGATGATAGAGTGTATAAGTGGAGGAACAACTTTCGCGCGCTACCTGCGCTCCCAGGAGGGAAAAGTGAGACTGGTGTGAAGGTTACCATGCAACCCAATGGTCACTGGGTATGTATAGGCGAGCACCAGATAGCTGAAAGCTCCGAAGGAGCTGGGGTAGCACCCCTGACCAATACCTCCAGTAATCCCACGGAGGTTGGAATTATGAAATGGATTAATAAATTTAAAGAACAAGTTATAAAATCAAGTGGTTTAGAGATTCCCCTTAAATCTTTAGGCGTGGATGCGCCGAACGTGTATCCCCACGCGGGAAGTGAAATAGTCACATTCCATGATGATAAAGATAGGCAGAACACAGTCCCTAGCGATGTTGACTCGACTCGAGACCGATTGCAAGGCACTGATTCTAGTCTTGGTGATTTTTTGTCACGACCTGTCCAAATTGGTCAATACTTCTGGTCCACAGGCACGCCAGACTTTCTGGTGTTTTTAAACCCGTGGCACCAATTTATGATCAATCCGCGTGTTGCTAACAGAGTTTCGAATTATTATTGTGGGAAAATGAAACTCCATGTTAAATTTGTCATAAACGGAAACTCCTTCTTTTATGGGAGGTTAATGGCGTCATACATCCCAATGTACGGTTATGACACTCTGACACAATATACTACAGACAGGTTAGAGAATGTGCAATTTAGTCAAATGCCTAAGATATTCTTGGATCCAACCACTTCAGAAGGTGGCACGATGGAGTTACCTTTCTTTTGGCATTTTGACTATCTTAATTTAACGAATACAGATATAACAAATATGGGGACCATTGTAATCAGAACCCTTAATGATTTGAAGTTTGCCAATGCAGCAGCAAATCAAAATGTGACAATAACTGTATTTGCATGGGCTACTGAGGTTGATCTGCGAGCTCCTACGCACAAGAATGTGTATGACATTTCACCTCAATCGGGTACGGAAGATGAGTACGGAAAAGTATCCGGTCCAGCGACAGCAGTGGCCAATGCAGCAGGACGTCTATCCAATGTGCCAATTGTAGGTCGGTATGCTAGGGCTACGCAGGTTATAGCTTCTACTGTTTCTGGTATTGCAAAGGCCTTCGGATACAGCGCTCCATCCATTGCGGGAGCGCCCAATCTAGTAAACCCAAAACCAACTACAAATATGAGTACTGTAGATAATCCCGATAGCGGTCAGAAGTTAACTTATGATTCAAAACAAGAGTTAACTATTGACAGTAGGATTGCTGGTCTGGACGGAACGGACGAGATGAATATTGCGTATCTTGCTTCAAGGGAGAGTTACATTTTTACATTTCCGTGGCTTAAGGCCGACGGCACTTACCAATGTTTGTTTAGTGCAGTGGTTGATCCGGGATTATATCGTAGCACTCCCGAAGGAACAGGACTTAAATTGCACATTCCAGCGAGCTTTGGAGCCGTGACACCATTTGGTTACTGGAGCGGTAGCATGGAATTTAGGTTTCAAATTGTTGCTAGTGCATTCCACCGTGGGCGTCTTGCTATATGCTTTGATCCGGCGCCCTCGTGCCCTACAGTGTTTGAGCCTAATGTGATGTATACGGAAATTATTGATATTGCCACATGTCGTGACTTTACAATTAAGTGTCCGTACATGCAGGATCGCGCATATTCGCAACCGGCTGGTCCTCAGGTCTCAGAGACAGCTCTCATTGGCACCTCCCCTGTTACGGGAGCTAATCCCGCATTTCACGTTGGAAATGGGACTATTAGCGTGTGGATAATCAATGAGTTGACCACTCCAAATGTAGACCCCTCAGTCCCAGGTGATATTGAGGTTAATGTGTATATGAAAGCGTGCGAGGATTTCAAAGTCATGGGCCCTAGTTCATTTATGGCCTGTTATGAAATTAAACCTCAATCAGGAAGAGAGGTGGATCCCGTGTCTGACAACAATGCTCCAGTAAGTCAAGCTGATGAAACCCTCGAACAATGTGTGGATCACGATGTCCATCACTTAGTATACGGGGGGGAAGCTGTTAAGAGTTTCAGGAGCGTGATTAAGCGCTATTATAGGCATTTAGCGTTTGGTTGTACGAATGATGACACTGGATTATTTCACTCCCTTGCTATTCAGTGCTTTCCTTTTTACAAGGGGAGGGTCTCAGGCGCAGTCCATACCACTTCCACTACGAACTACAATTTCTGTGGATTTACCATGTTGAATTGGTTAGCACCCGCTTTTTGTGGAATGAGAGGGTCTATCAGGTGGAAGATAGCACCCCGAGGGTCTTCAGATAAGCATATTAGTAGAGCTTCAATAACAGCTAACCTAATACAACAGCAGAATTTTGAAGACTCATCTGGTTTTGTTAGTAAATCGTCCCGATCCGTACTAGCAAAGGAGGGAATGTTCGGGACCGTAGGATTTGACCCCGAGATAGATAATTACGGAGCAATAGTACTGGCAAATTCTGCTGTTAATGGAGTGTTAGAAGTAGAAATTCCGTACTATTCTCATGCACGATTTATTCCGGGCCGAATTGAAAATTGGACTACTGTTACACCGCCTACAGCTCTGTATGGGGTCCGATTCTTAGTAGACAATTCAGATTCAGGCGCAGAGTTTTATGAAACTTTTGTTGCGGCCGGAGAAGATTTTTCTTTCTTTTTCTTCGCCGGCTGGCCGCCGTTGTATTACTATACAACGGTGCCAACACCAACTTAAAGAAAGATACCTCTTGTGGTGATGCAAGGGGAAGCCATCGGCTTAACAACGTTATAAACATTGATAAGTCGTGGCTTATCAATGTCACACCTTTTATAGCGA